TTATAAAATTCTCTAATCTATTAAGAGGCATCTTCTTATTTCGGCCAAAATATTTCTATGTTCTATTTAGTTAGGCAGATAATCTAAGGTGTTACCTTTATAATCCAATATACACCTTGATACAAAGGTATAATATTAAATGCTGCTCCAGAACCAACAAATGATGATCTTCCTACGTTAGCACCACCACCAGTGCCTGCTAAATTATAAGACTCATACCATCTACTTCTTCCACTTCCCGCAGCAACCTGACTAGTAGAACCTACAGTATAGGTATTTGGATTTACACCAACTCTAGCACCATGAGCAACATGATGAAAGTGAGATGGTAAATTTGCTTCTTGTAGGGTTGCTGTATTTGAACCACCTCTTCCTCCAAGAGGAGACCAACCAGCACCAACAAGAAATCTACTTTGACAATCAGGAATATAGAAGGTATTACCATCAGGTGCACCATATGTTGTTCCAAGAACAGCAAATAGTTCAGGATATGCTGCACGACTAAGAGGATTTCCATTAGCAACTCGCCATCCTGTAGGAATGGTGGGAGCTGGCCAAGCTACTATAGAACCAACGGGCGTTCCACCTGAACCAGAAGGTCCAACATTTCCTTTATTACCTTTTTCTCCTTGAGCTCCTTGAACTCCTTGAACACCTTGACTTCCTGAGGTTGCCACAGCACCTGAGGATCTGGTCATGACAAGTTCACATTCATATACATTTGTTCGTATCTGTTGAGTACCATCTGTGATACGGGCATATTTTCTAAAACCACGAATTTCAATATAATCGCCACTAACTAATTCTAAAGTATGAACAATTTTGAGTGTGTCAAATCTTCTATCAACTACATAACCATCTAAACCCTGAAGAGCTGAACGTGATGAATTGTGGACAGTAGAAAGAATGAGATTTCCATTTTTATACAACGCAATAGAAGGTCTATCACCATACTCCTGATAACTTTCTATACCAATATTAGCAGTTATGTTGTAAATACCATTACCAAGAACCGATACTCTTTCAGGATTATTAGTATTACTATGACCGAAAACATTTCCCTTGAATGTTTCTACATCAAATTTGATTGGAACTGGTGAAGATATATCAGCATTTATATCCTCAATCATTGAAACAGATCCAGATTTTCTGAAATGAGCATAATCTAAACTACCACCTATATTTGATCCCTTACTACCTTTTACAGAACTACCTTGCTGTCCTTTCTCACCTTTTGTAGCGACACCTGCATCACCTTTTTGACCACGATCTCCTTTCTCACCTTTTGCGACATCACCACCTTGAGAATACTGTATTATATAAGCAAGAGCATAATATGGTGGTAAGTTTGCGTTAGTACCTGATGAACCCTGAGAATTAGTTGATGGACTTGAAGCTCCTGAAGAACCGCTAATTGAGTGAGTGTGATTAGGTACACTCTGTATTTCCATTATTTTATCATTTGCATTTCCTCCAGATCTATATCCTGAACCATCAGTTGGTGCTGGAGGATTTAAATCCTCTCTACTGAAGGCGATGAATTGTGGACCACGAGCTCCTGTTTGATTAGTAAAACTATGATTGTGAGTACCAGCACCTGCTGTTGAATATGATCCAGTGCCATGAGTGTGACTATTCACAGTGTGACTGTGAGATACAAGAATTGCGTTTGCACTACCACCTGTGTCAGCAACATTGTAACTACCACCAGCACCAATAACAAATCTATTTCTTAAATCAGGCAATCTAAAGCTATTTCCACTTCCACCATGTGTATATCCTATAACATTAAACAAAGCAGAATATGAATTTCTATTCTTAAGTGATCCATCGCATAAGAAAAAACCCTGAGGAAGAGCAGTTGCACTTCCTGACCATGCAATTATCTGACCTATTGGAGTTCCACCAACTTCCCCCTTGCTACCTGAATTACCTTTTAGTCCACGATTTCCTTTCTCACCTTTAAGTCCACCTGCTCCTTCAATACCAGGTCGTCCCTTATTTCCTTTGAGACCTTTGTTTCCTTTTATTCCTTTATTACCTTCATCTCCACTTTTACCTTTATTACCTTTATTACCTTTATTACCTCTTCTCCCTTTATCACCTTTTGCTCCTTTCGCTAAAACATCACCTTTAAAACCTTTATTTCCTTTAACACCTTTATTTCCTTTATTTCCCTTGATACCTTCAGATCCTATATTACCAACTTCTCCCTTTTTACCTTTATCACCTTTTAGACCTTTATTACCTTTATTACCTTTTGAACCTTCAATACCAATTCCATCAAGACCTTTTCTACCTTTTAGTCCTTTATTACCTTTTAGTCCTCTATTTCCCTTACTACCTTTTGAACCATCAACACCTGTTCCATCAAGACCTTTTCTACCTTTTAGTCCTTTGTTACCTTTTGGTCCTTTATTTCCCTTATTACCTTTTGAACCATCAACACCTGTTCCATCAAGACCTTTAGCACCTTTAGCACCTTTGTTACCTTTTAGACCTTTATTACCTTTGTTACCTTTTGAACCTTCAATTCCTGAAATTCCTTTCTCACCTTTTAATCCTTTAAAACCTTTATTACCTTTTAAACCTTTATTTCCTTTGATACCTTGAGATCCTACATTACCAAGTTCTCCCTTTTGACCTTTGATACCTTTGAGACCTTTTTCACCCTTATTACCTTTTAATCCTTTATCACCCTTTTCACCTACAAATCCTTTCTCACCTTTTAATCCTTTAAAACCTTTATTACCTTTGAGACCTTTGCTACCTTTATTACCCTTAGAACCTTCAATGCCTGAAATTCCTTTCGCACCTTTAATTCCCTTTTCACCCTTTGCACCTTTAATTCCCTTCTCACCTTTATTTCCCTTAATACCTTTAAAACCCTGAGAACCTGAGGAACCTTTGTTACCCTTTAAACCTTTATTTCCTTTATTTCCTTTAACACCTTTCTCTCCCTTGGCTCCTTTCGCACTTATACCAATCGGCACCCAAGATCCATTTTTTCTTACTTTAAGAGACATGATATATTTTTATTAATTATTTATAACTTCATAATGAAAGTTAGTGCATAGTATGGTGGTAAGTTTGCATTAGTTGCTGAAGAACCTTGATTATTGGTTCCCCTGTTACTTGGATTACCAGTTGTACCACTATGTGTGTGACCACCTGCATTACTTGTGTAGTGTAAATCATAGTCTGCAACTCCTTCTCCCTCACCAGCGTTAGCGTCAAAACGGGATACAGGGTATGTTGCATTAGATCCTGTGCTAACTGTACCATATCGACCACCAGCAGCATCCCAAATAACCTTAGTACCTCCAGTGTGTCTATGATTACCAGGATTGCTAGTTGTGTTGAATGTGTGAGTGTGATTATTAATTGTATGACTGTGAGATACAAGAGTTGCATCTGCAGAACCGCCTGTATCCCCTCGATTGTATGAAGTGCCAGATGCAACAATGAATCGATCTCTTAAATCTGGTGCACCTGCTGCCTGTGCTGCTGCTGAATCATCACAAAGAACCCATCCAGAGGGAGCAGTATCTCCATTATACATGATAATGGATCCTGATGGCATAAATCCACTTGAATTTTCACCGTCTGTATCATACCATATATCACCATCACATACAACATAACTACCACCTGATGTTGTAGTTGGATCATTATCTTGAACATATTTTCTACCATAAGCATTACTTGTCTCCGCAATACTGACTGTTGATATACCAGCAGACGTTGGAGTCACCGTAATTGGATTGAGTGGAGTGTCATCTACGCCACAATAATTTTCCTGTTTAACATCAATTGTAGTTATAGTACCAGGAGCCATTTCAACCCAATCAAGTTCAGATCCTGTTGAAGCTAATACTTGTCCTGGAGATCCTAAGTCTCCATCTTTATCTTGAAGTCCACCACTAATTTTAACACCATTAATAGTAGTTTCGAATCTAAGATTGTTAGCATACCTCAATTCAACACGGTCACCCTCGTAGAACCTTGCCATATCTTCAGTTTCATCTGCATTTCTTATTGCAACTTGATTGGATAATATAACAAGATCTCCTGTTCCAGCATCTCGAATGTAACTATGTCGATATATCGAACCTGGATCATATGGAGAATTACCATAATATATTTTTAATGCTTCATTGTTTCCAAACGTAGCTAATGAATCATTATTAAATTTAAGAGCATCAGCAGATTTATCCCAATAAACTGACTTAGCGGTTCCAGCATTTCCCCAAAATTCAACATCATTTTTAAAGGTTGCGATTCCTGTCACATACAAATCATCTATATTTACATTTACACCATTAAGGTTATCTGCAAATACTTCTTTCCATCTTAAAGTCTCACTTCCTAAATCAAATGAGGAATCACTATTTGGTAGAATGTTTGAATTTACTTTTGAATTAAATACAACATTGTCCGCTACATTATCTCCTAATGTTACACTTCCTTTAAAATTTGAAGATCCATTTACTGTTAAATTATTTGTGAGAGATATATCATCTGCATCTATTTGACCTATGACTGTGACTCCAATACCAGATGTCATAAGTCTTCTATTAGTTGGTGAAGAATTATAATACAATTCTACAGCACCACTTCGAATACCACGGAACCAACTATTTCCATTTGTTGAATTTAAAAATAAAGTTTTATTGGCATTTACAAAGAAATTAGAAGATACGCCAGTCTGCTGAATATAACTTTCGTTTGTATATCCATTGTGATAAATTTGTAAGTTACCATTTGATCCAAACTTTGCTCTTGCTCCGCTTACAAAATTAAGAGAGTTATCTGTGCTACTCCAATAAGATGACTTAGCAGCACCTGTATTTGTCCAAAATTCAACATCACCCCTGAAAGTTGCGATACCAGAAACATTTAAATTATTGAAATCAACTTGATCGATTATAAAATCTCTTCCAATGTAAAGATCCCGTCCTACATACAAATCACCACCTGTGGTAGTAATTCCACCAGATGATGCCAGAGTTGTAATACCAGCAATACTTATATTTTGTCCGACATTTAAATTTTTCTCAATACCTACACCACCATCAACTGTGAGTGATCCAGTGTCTTTACTAACTGATTGTGTGGTTGTATTTAAGAATATATCTGCGTTCGATTGAACTGCTCCACTCGCAGCGTTTAATACTAAAGCACCAGAATTAGTTGTAATTGTATTTGTATCTACCTTAATATTCATTAAAGTTGTGATACCAACTGTCTTTAATTCATCAATAACTGCTTGTCCTGTGCAGAATAAATTTAGAATATTTAAAGTATCAGTTGCAGGTATGTATCTAAAACTAGAATCATCAATCAACTCTCCTGACGCTCCAGCAAAAACAACACGGTTCTGTGTTAAATCTTCAACTCTTGCAGTGTTAGCAACAATTCCACCATCTGCTTTAATTTGATTTACAAAAGTTGAAACACCAGTGACAGTTAGACCATTAATAAATATTCCACCCCTGAAAGAGGATATTCCAAGAACATCAAGTAATACTCTAGGTTGAGTGCTTCCGATACCAACACGCGAAGTATCAGAACGAAAAACAAAGTTTGGTGCACCATCTACCAATCCAGCAGTATTATGGTATTGAACATCATATATTGTTCCACCAGCACCAGTTTGTACAGCATTGTTACTAATCCATTCAACTCCTGTTGTGCCTTTTGCTAAAAGATTTCCTTGAGAACCAGGATCATTAGTAGAATCATATATTGTTTTTCTTAATCGAATATTACCATTTATATCCAATTCTCTTGTTGGATTAGTAGTTGCTATGCCAACTAATCCTGTACTGGCAGCGACAGTTAAAAATGTCCCTCCAACTCCAACTTTTAATCCAGTGTCACCAACTTCTAATCCTTTTCCAACAGTTAAGATACCAACAGTGCTATTAAATACTAAATCTGATGATGTTGAAAAATCATCTCGATACGTTCCAACACCAGCGTTAGCATTTGGATCAAAAATATTATCTTTAAATAAGACACTTCCGTTATTTCCTGGTGGTGTTACTGTTACAGTTGCAGCAACACCTAAATTAACAGCATTAGCAGTTATGGCGATTCCCACAAAGTTCATTTGTGTGATACTGCTAAGTGTTCCTACCAATGACCCTTCATCAAAAACAGATAACGAACCAGGTATAATACCACCACCAATTGGAATCCAATATCTCTCACCAGGATTCGATAAAACAGATACTAATTGATATTGTTGTCCAGGTGGAATATTTGGAGTTCCTGAAGGAGTGGGTGGATCTCCAATATTAGGTTCTGCTTGGTCTAATCCAAGATATTGATATCTATCGTCTGTTAAACGATTTTGAGGAGTTCTTTTTACTCTCCCGCTTAGATACTTAGGCATTACTATTCTCTAGGATACTCGCTAGAAATTCCATTTGTAGTGGAGCGACCAATCCACCCTGTGTTGAAATTCCCACATTAACATTAATTGTGTTAGTTGTGCCTTCAATAATAGGCAAATTAACATTATGTGCTGGATCACCAACTCTTGGGTATCCATGCTCAGAGTTATTTCCATCTTGACTGCAGGTAAATATAACTGAATTTGTTGCGATTCCTATAGACTCATTGGCAACTAACAAAGCTCCAGATGTAGCACTTACAAATGTATGGGCGTAATCACCACCACTGATGACAGCACCACTTGTTGCTGATGTAAACGTATATATTCCACTCGCACCTGCTGATCCAACATTCAATGTAATTGTTGTGGTTGTATTTGAGGTAATACCAATCGCAGTATCATACGCACCTGTGTTCGCAGGTTGTGGATATGTTACAGTTCCACCACCTGTTGTAAATGTGAGACTACCATTAGCTAACTTAACATTTGTCCCTGTGCTTAATGTATTCGCACCAATCGTACATGTCATAATTCCAGAAGATGTATCAAAATCAACTGCGGTTGGAGTGAAAGTGACAAGTGGACTCTTACCAACATCTATCTTAAAAGTGTTTGGATCAATAATTGTAACAGTTTTAAAAACACCACTCACGGGATCTGTTGTTCTTGGATATGTTTTAGTCGCTGTATTACCATCCATAGTACATGTAAATGATAATGAATTATCAACAAATTTGACAATTGAACTAGAACTAAGTCCATGAGTAGCAGACGTGACTGTCATGATACCAGATTTGGCATCATAAATTGCACCAGTTACATTTTTTGAAGTGCCTCCACTTAACATTCCATGATTTGCAATTGTTAGACCTAGAACACCAGTTTTAGCATCGTAAGATCCAGCAGTAGCAGTATACTTTGCTCCTGTAGAGGTTCTTGTTATTGAATTTACACCTGCTCTGACAAATGTATGAATTGCTGGATTGTAAAAATGATTAATACCATTCGAAGTTCCAACTTCTACAACAAAAGATTTTATATTATTAACATCAATAATTGTATATGATGCCTGAGGATCTGGGAAAATTGTAGTTGTGATACCTGAATTATTATTTGAACATGTAAATGCGATACCACCCAGTGTGATTTGATCACCAGAAGAAAAGTTGTGATCTCCTATCGTGGTTACAGTCGCAACTCCTAAAGGTTCACAGTAAACAACATTCGTTATTGTACTAACTCCACTCTGCTCTCCAGATATAAAGATGCGATCCAACGTTGTTGGTGTTTTTTCTAAAACTAATCTACCATCAACTAAGACAACTGCATCATTTGGTGGTATTTCAACATCTTTTAGAACTCGTATATCTCTTGTTAATCTTGTACTTCTTGATTCTCTTCTTTGAATAAAAGTAGTTTTAGGATATGTATTGATTCCAACGTTTGCTACTTGAGCATACAAAATTAACGCAGAAGCACCAGTAGGAACTTCATACAATTTTTGCAATCCTGGTGCCACAGGAACTGCGAGTGATATAAACCTATTGACTGGTGCTATTGCCATATTATCTCAATGCTAATATTAATGGTGTTAACTGTGCTTGAATCGCTCTGTTGAAGTCTCTACCAGCAATTGTTGAAGTTGTTTGATCAACAATTAGACCTTGACCAATTTTAAAGTTGCCTTTCTGATCGGTACTGGTAAATGGAACTTGCCCTCCGTTTATAGCAATAACTTCATTCTCTGGTATAGGAACTCCACCTTGGAAGGGGTTCGCTTTATTTATATCCGTACCAGCACCAATATATTCAAAGGAATGAGAACTCGTGATTATTCGACTAATTCTTCGAAGTTCAATATCAACTCCAGCGTTTACTTTGTATGGTACAAACTCATTAAATGTTACTGTTGTTAGTCCTGTAATAGTGGGTTCTGTGGCAACATTGACTGTGAACAAAATTGGATCAGTGTCAACTTCCAATTGAGCATTTCCTGTACCACTAATATTGACTGTAAATGATTGATTTGGTAAGAAGTTTCTTCCACTTGAAATAACATCAATAGAGGTTATTGTTCCTGCTGCACTTACGTTCGCAGAAAATTCTGGTCTAATCGCTTCTGGTCCTAATGGATTTGGTATTGTAATGATTGGAGGTGCTGCTGGATTATAATCACCTGGAAATCCACCATTGATAACTTTAATTGATCTTATCAACTGCATTGGTTCGTTTAAAACTCCTATAGCAGTAGTATCATCATAATCTGCTAAATTTATCTTGAAGAATAAACCTTGACCATCAAAAGGTTTTCGAAATGCTCCTGTAACATCCTTACAGTCATTAATTGGGAAACTGTCATTTTCAGGAGTAACATTTCTAAATACTCTCCCTGTAAATTCGGTTCTTCCAATACCATCTGCCTTCAGTCCAACATTACCAAATGATGAGTTAGAGTTTGTCAAATCACATTGTCCACCAGTGACACATGATATTCCAATATCAGTGGCGATTGTAAAGATCGAAACTAACTGAGCATAGGCATTATTTGATAATGACACTCCAATTCCATTTTCATTATACTGGGTGAAGGAGTCACACACCATAGATTTTAAATCCTGTCCAAGATTAGTTGTGCCTGTAAAATTAGCGTCAGCAAAATCTCCATTAATTTTCATACCAATACTTTTGGTCATAAAATTAGTACAGTTTCTAACATAAGGAGATCTCCATCTTCCACTTGGTCCTTCATTCGCAGGTCCGAACTGAATAAATCCACTTGCTGCTTGGAAATCTGTACCTGCTGAAACCGCTGCTTGTGTTGGTGGAAAAGCGACTGCACCACAATCTGTATGAGCATATGATACTCCACCCTTTCCATCATTCGTCGGACCAGAGAAATTAAGATTCTGTATCAAACACCCTCTTCTTACATGAAAAACATCTGCTGTTCTATTTTGTGGAACAATGGTAACTAATCTTAAATCTTCCCCTGATACAGAAACATCAGTTCTTAATCCGATTGGATTGTTTTCAACATATGTTCCTGATCGTATTATAATTGTATCTCCCGCTTTTGCAACAGCAGCAGCACCACCAACAGTTCTCTTTGCGTCTCCTTCTAAAAATCCACTATTAGCGTCATCACCATCAACAGTTACCCAAATTGCATTTTCAGTATCAACACCAGATGGTCTCCAAGATACACCTGATCCTACTGATGATAATCTATAATCATTTTTACTTTTAGTTACATCAAAACCAACACTATTCAACTTATCAATAATTGAATTTTCTAATTCTAAAGTTCCCATTAACTTAGTGTTATTTCCAACATTCAAATTTTCTTCAATACCAACTCCACCCTCTACTGTAAGAGCTCCACTATCTTTATCAAGTGAAGATGTAGTATCTTCTACTTTTGTTTGTCCACCAATATTAACTTTCTTTTCTATACCTACACCACCTTCAACTACAAGAGCACCACTATCTTTGTTCACACTATCTGTTGTTGATTCAATTTTAGTATCACCACCAACAAATAATTTTTTAACGATACCAAGACCACCATCAATTTGAACTGAGGCATTTGTTGTACTTGATGCATCTAACGTGCTGTTAAATGTTGTATTTCCATCTACATCTAAAGTATTATTAAGTGTCGTAGCACCATCTACATCTAGTGTATTGTTGAGTGTAGTAGCACCATCTACATCTAATTGAGCATTAAAGGTTACGTTTCCATCTACATTTAAAGTGCTCTTAAAGTCAACAGCACCACCAACATTTAATCTTTTTTCTATACCTACACCACCTTCAACTATTAGTGCTCCTGTATCCTTATCGGTAGAATTGGTTATATCTTCAATTTTTGTCTGTCCACCAACAATAAGTTTCTTAACAATACCAACACCACCATCGATTTGAACCGAAGCACTCGTTGTGCTTGATGCATCTGTTCCATTATTGAATGTAGATACTCCATCTACATCTAAAGTATTATTAAGTGTCGTAGCACCATCTACATCTAATGTGTTATTAAGTGTCGCAGCAAGATCTACATTTAAAGTTCCACCTACATCTAAAGCAGCTCCTGGACTATTTTTTAGAATTCCAACATTTGTCATTCTAAAGATAGGAGCATTATTTCCAGAACCAGAATATCCCCATAAATCATTCGTAAATATTGTCGCTATACCAGTTCCAACTGTGGGATTTTGTGCTGTAGGAACTAATGTATCAGTACCAAATCCTAAACTATTTCTTTGAGAAAAATTAACAGTATGGAAGGTTTGAGCAACACCTGTGAGAGGAATCTCCTGACCTTCATCCTGTATTAAAATACCTGTTTGATCTTCACTTGGTGTGATTGCTGTCCATCTTATACCAAATTCATTCCTCTTAAGGAACATTCCATTCGCACCAGGAGCACCTGCTGAGTCATAAATGTTTCTTCTAATCGCAACACTACCATCAGCATCAACTTTTAAAGGTCCTTGCGTAGTGTCATTTCTTTGATTAACACCAAAAGGATCATTGTAATAAGTTCCAATACCAGGATTTGTAGTTCCAACACCAACTATTCCATAAGAATTAACAACAATACTGCCAGTGTCAACACCAACTTGAAACTTTTGTATTGGTGCTGTCGTCCCAATACCAACATTTGTGCTGGTAGTATCTGCAGAAAAGACAGTTCCACCAATTCCAACCTCAAAATCTTTTCTTACGGTTAGAAAATCTATATTTAATCTTCCATCAACAAAAATATCATCTTTAAATGTCGCTACACCAACGAAGGTTGATATTCCACCAACAAATAAATTTTCTCTTATATGTACATTTCTAAACGTTATATCATCTTCATCAAAATTATAATAAAGTTTTCCATAGACATAGGCATCTTCAAATATCGAATCTCCATCATTGACGTTCGTAGTATCGTATGGTTGAGTCATTTAAATACCTACTATAAAAACTTTTTAGCGATAGCACCCGCAACTGGTCCACCATACATTCCTGCTGCAGCAGATGCTAAACTGCTACCAGAAACGAAACTTCCAGAGAAAGAAGAAAATAAACTACTAGTTTTAAGAAGATCTCCTATGTTACCACCCCTTGTGTTGACTTGAACTTTATCTGCTTCAATTCTAACCTGTTGAGTGCCTCCTCGTTCTGGATATCCAATTTGTATAGTGTTTGCTGCTTCAAGAGTTAAATTATTTGTAGCTTCAATAATTATATTTTTTCCCTTTAATCTTATTTCACCCTTGTCAGCATTAACAGTATAGTTTCCTTTGTGAACTATTGTTCTCATGGTATTGTCAGTATCTTTAGACTTTATACCAGCTTCTATTTGAAATTCTTTTTCAGTATGATATCTTGCCAATCCAGTTTCATGAAAAGACATATTATTTCTTATTTTATCCTTCGTAATACCAGCAAAAAGATATACTGTTCGACCTGCATAGGTCATCTCATCTGATCCAGTCTCTATGAAACATTGAGGTCCGAAGTTTTTTACCTTATGATTTTGTTTATCCATACTAATATTCTCCTGGTTTTGGGAATGCACCTACACAATCAACAGACTGTAGAACTGGTTGATCCAACTTAGTTGGTGTTGATGACATAATTGGACGAAGAACAGCACCAATGCCCTCATTAGATATAATTATATTTGGTATTGAATTATATGGTTTTTGACAAGTTATTTCAACTCCTGTGATTTTACCGTCAACCACTTGTAAATTCATACAGTCATCTTCAATAAATGCATCTTCATATCCAGTGCCACCATCTTCAACTATAATTTCTTTAAGAAATACATTACCCACCTCTCCTGGTAAATCAATTGGATAATTCTCACCTTCACTTGTTATAATTACATTTGTTATTTCTCCGTATGTTGGTGAGTTTACATTTCTATCAATAATTACTTTTCCGAAAGCACCATAACCCTGATTACAATTATCATTAAAAGCAATATCTGGTTCTTCAGTATATCCAGAACCAGGATCTGTGATTTCAAATCCAATGATACTTGCTGTTCTTTGTATCTCACCATACAAATTGTCAGGATCGAGTCTATTAATGAAATTACCGAAAAGAACTTTTCCTGCACCACCAACTCCATCACCACCAAATATTTCACCAGTTGGAGCACCGCACTTAAATACATTTCCAGTGTAACAATCAGTTCCTATATTCTGATCTGATGCCTCACTTACCTTTGAACCAAAAATAGTCCATTCACCATATTCCTTCTCAAAATTTGTTAGTTTCTTCTCTGCTCCAGAAGAAATATTTTCACCAAATTTATTTATTCCTTTAGCAGCATTATTTGCAGCAGATGCTGCTTTGTTCAAAATATTTTGTTGTTCTTCTTGACTCTTTCCTTTTTGTGGTGCACCATCAATTTTTCCAGAGTATGTACTTCCTGATTCTTTAGACTCACTTTTAGATCCACAATTAAAGAAATCACCAATTTTGTCTGCTAAATCAATTCCAGCACCTAAAATGTCTCTAACCTTGAACAATGGTCCTAAAACTTTACTAATACCACCAGTTAAAGGTCCGACAATACCATCAATCAAAGAATTTACTTTAGTTAGTACAGAACCAATAAATTGCTGTATCGCACAAGCAGGAGCATTCAGTGCATTTTTAACAAAAGCAGTCAACATATCTTCAAGTGCACCTTGTAAAGCATCAACGACCTTTGATGCAAGACAATTCATACCCTTGAATACCTTTGCGACAGGTCCAACTAAAGCACCCTGTGCTTTTTTCACAACTCGAAGAGCGATATTATATTGTGGGATAGAACTGAATATAGTTGTAGCGATTGTGCTCAATCCAGTTTTAACACCACCTACCAACGCATCGGATAATGAATTACCAATTTGACCTACAAATGTTTGTGCACCATTTGCAATTAAAGATGCTGTGCTTTTAATCTCACCAGGTAAATCAAAGAGGGCATTATCCAATTTAGTCGCAGCAGATAAAAAGTTAGTTAAACTTGTTTCAGCATTGACCGCAAAACTTTTTAACGATGGAGAAGCCGTATCATAGGTTAATCCTGTTGTTGCCGACAATGGTTTTAAGTCTAGTTTTTTTGCGAGTTGAAAGGTATTAAGTTTTCTATTGTAATTATCATAAGTATCTGCATCAAAGGCATCAATCGTCTCCTGAGAGAATGATTGTACTTTAGCTAACTCTGGATATTTTTCTTTGAGTCCAAAAATGTCTTCTGACCATCCCTCTGGATTTAGTTGAATTAATTCAACAAAACTCTTCTCTTGAAATTCATTTAAATTCTCAGGTGGTGGTGAAACGTTCTTTGTAACTGGTTGTGTTTCACTTCCTTGTATAATCGTTCTTGTTGCAGTAACTTGATTTCTCCCCGATAGTCTATCTTCGTATGCTAATTTTTTTAATTCTAATTTTTTCTCTGCAAACTTCAACCATCTCGCATTGTCTTGAATTCTATTTTCATCATATGCTGCTTGTCGTTTTGATACTTCAGATTGTGCTGCCTCGTATTCTCTTTTTAATTCGTCAAGTGTTTGATCTCTTTTTATAGCCATATTTTAAAATGTCCTCCTGTTTTATATTTATGGGAATAAATCAACACCTTCATACTCTGCAGTACGTTGTCTTACCTGTTCTGCTGTCATGCCAGATAGATTTACTGATCCCCGTTCTACCTGTTCTGCTGTTGAACCAGATAGATTTACTGATCCTCCCTTGTTCTTCAACTCTTTTAACTTTTCTTCTCTTTCTAAATTACCAGAATTTCCTGATAACTTACCAAAAGCACCAACAGCATTTTCTTTATCTAATCCACCCTTTAATTTTCCTAATTGACTAATAGGAGCACCTTTTCCCTTTCCATTTCCTTTATTTGCATTTTGCTTCAATTCAGGATAAGTTGCACTTGCGGTTTGAGATGACTCTTGACCTTCTAGAAAACCTGGTTTTACTTTTTCAGTAAATCCAGATTCAATACCAAATTTACTACCATCATCCTCTACTTCTGTTCCTCTGGTAAAGGCATGAAGTATAAAAGGTGCTGTCCTGTCAGGTCCTAAAAATATTCCTAAGACCATATCACCTTGAGATAAATTTATACTCTCTGATCTTTCAGCAGCACCTGTTCCCGCAGTAAGAGGAATTAAAGCCTGTGCTACAAAAACATCATTATCTTCTACTGTGTCTTTATTTGAATAGTCTGCTAACATACGAACTCGATATCGATAACCCCAACTTCCACCACCCATTAAGGTTCTTTGAGATCCATTTTTAGTAGAAACTAACTTTCCTATCCAATAAGTTACATGCTCTCCTAAAAAAGAATATTTTTTTGTATCTTCATCAAAATCCATTTACATTCTCCTTAGTTAAAAATTAAACCACTGTCTTCTTTAGTTTGTTCATTATTATTTTCTTCCTTAACAATAAGTCCATATGTATCACGAGCAAGTGTCATTGAAGTGAATGATTTTTCATTATCAAAATTATGACATAAATGAAGAATTAAATAATTCCCACTCACATGTTCATCAAATCCACCTAATTCTTTTTCATCACCCTGCCTTTCCATTTTAACTTTAATTACATCTCCAGCACTCAATCTTACATTACAAGGAACCTGAATTTCCATCATCTGAGTATGTAGGAGGTTATATCTCATTGGAGATTTTGCTTGCCACTCTCTAGGATCATTATTTGGAGTTAAATTTTGATAATCTAAACTTCCAATATCTAATATATGATAGTTTGTTGTACTATATCCTTTAGTTCCACGTCCTTTTGTAACTTTTTTACCAAGTGTTTTTTTAACTTCTTCTCCTACCTCTCCCTCTGCTGTCTTCAAAACATAAAATTGTTCATCTACCTTAAGTTTATATGGATTAAAAAATATATTACGAGAAGACACCCATTTTTTTCTTTCTTTGACATTTTGATCTTTTAAAAAAATAGGAGCTTTAACAATTTTAAAATCATTTTCATCGTTATCTGTATTTGATGAAAGAGCTCCAGTATAAGTATAAGTTTCTACTGGTGGTTGAGAAATGAGATTGTCGATTGCTTTAAATTTATGCCCATCTTGAGTCTCATAGAAAAAATACCCAGGATCGCCATTGGTTGGAATTGATCTTCGACAAAGATCTAAAATCAAATCCAAACCTCCTTTTGATCTTGATATAAAATCATAACTATTTCTTGTAGGATCAATGTTTTCACTTTTAAATGAAATCTTTAATTCAGATAAAATTTTCTTTACATTATCACTAATTCTTCCTTTATAGGTAATCGTTGGATTTTTTATTTCTTCATTTTCAATTGCAGGTTGTGATACTAGTGTTAAATCAACAGCTTGTCTCTGAGACTCCATTGCCACCGTAGCAGAACCATTTACACGAAAAGGTTTTTTTGTAAAATCTAATGTTCCAGATTTCGTTAGAATTCTAAATTCAAGATCCTCCTCTCCTACAATAGGAAGTGAAGATTTGATACTTCCTTCTCTCTCTTGAATATCTTGTTCTTTGTCAGCTTTAAGAGCTCCTGAAGAATCAATATAACGTAAAAAAGCAGTTATCTCTGGTGAATACACACTTTCATAATAACTAAATTCAAATGTTCTAGCAGTAAGATTTGCTTGCTTTTTATCATTTTTGATATTCATTACTTCAAAAATTGATGCTCTTGATGCACTTCCTGACATTGATTTTTCCTCCTAAACTTCCATTTCAACTATACGTTCTTGATAAACATATACTATTTCTTTTGAGATATTTTCATCAAAAAATTGAGAATCACTCAATTCAGAGTTATCTGCTAGTACTTTACTAAAAGATAAACTTTCATTATTTGATTTACTATTATTGTTGACAAATGTACTCAAATTATTTTTTTGTGAAATTAATTTATCTCTAAGTTGATCTTCATTTAAATTTTCATATTGGCTTTTATCCATAGTTTTTTCTAATTTATTCACCTTTCCTTCTATATCAGCATCATCAAGATCTTTTTTAAGTTTCTCAATTTGTTTTTCTAGATTTCCTTTTTGTTTATCTATTTTATCTAATTCAGAATCTGTCCCGTTTACAAATTCATTAAACTGTTTAACTTTTTCATTTACGAAATCTACCTTTGGTTTTACATTCTCATCATAATAATTTCTTATACCACCTATTATACCTTGAATGCTATTAACCAAAATTCCAACAGCAAGTAATGATAATGCAGACATAGGTTCGAACTTTCCAATCGCTTTTATTGGTGCTGTTATCTTTGAACCAACTGATTTTAAACCAGATTTTAAATTACTAACTGCTTGTCTTCTTTTTTCTCTTTGAATTTTTTCTTTTTCAAGTTTAGCATTGTCAGATTTTAATTTTTTTAATGACTTGTCCTGACCAAGTAATAGACTTTTAATATTTTCTGCTGTCATCTTAACTGATTTAACAGTTCCACCACCTGTTGTTGATGTGGATGTATTTACATCTTTTGGTTTCTCATAGTATGTTGGTGATATAGAAGGTAAGTCCATTGATACTCCCTTCTGAGGTACTACCCTTCCCGTTTTACCTATTTTTTCTTGATTTTTTGTTGTTTTTTTTGCACCAAGAGACTTGATTCCCGAAGCAATACCTTTGCCGATTCCGACTGCTGATCCTATAAATGGTAAAAGAGGTAATGCCATGAGTTTATAATCTTATCCCGTGTATTTTTGGAGTTTTTCTCATGTAGTCATTTCCAATATTAACTGAACTTACATGTTTAACATCATTTGTTTCTGGTAAAATAACAGTTGGTTTTCTTTTTCTGTATAACTTATCATATATTGGTGGTAAAGTAACTGAATTGATTAAGGGACCAGCTTTTTTTAACGCTTCCATTGTTGCTTTGTCAGGTCCACCAAAACCAGTGATGCCACCTGTTCCAATAGTATAAGCATTCTGAAATTTTGTTGCGTCTCCAATATATTTGAATCCTTCTTTTTGTTTGTCAGTTAACGGTATTCCCTGCATTTTTTCTTTTCTATCCATCATTTCAGGAACAATGACCTCATCTATGGTTTTATCCATTCTTTGTCTTAATTTTTCAGCAGCTATGATTGCCATTATAGTTCCAAGAAGAGCAAGAGTTTTAGGAGCAGCAAGAATCCCTAATGTAGCTTTAATTATTCCGATAGCTTTAATTATTGCACTTACTGCAAATATTCCTCCTATAACTCCAACTGTTCCAAGTATCCATTTATAGTTCTTCTTAATAGAATCAAAAATTTTTGTAAATCTTTCAGAATCAAAATCTTGTAAAAGATTAAATGCTATGTTTCCCGCAACACCTAGTCCAAGTAAGGAAAGTGCTTTCATGATATTTGCTCCTCCTTGCTTAAGAGGTGACGTAATTTTACTAAAACCTTTACCAACGTTTTTAACTGCTTCTATTCCACTCTCAGCAAGAGAACGTCTTCTTCTTTGTTTTTCCGATTTTAATAATTTATTCTGTCCCTCTTCTATCGCAATCCGATTTGCAAAATCAGATGATAAAATATTTCCAATGCTTACTAATGTGGAGTTTATTGATGCTAATTCTTTTGATACTTCAGTAGTCTTGTCTGGTTCAGGTGTTGTTAATTTCTCTCCAATATCAATCTTCTGATTTTTTAATATGCTTTTAATTATCGTAATCTTTCTTGAATTATTCGCAACCCTCTTCTCCAAAACATTTGCACCTATATTAAAGGTGGTTCTGTTTATCTTTGGTCTACTATTACCCATAGCAGACATCTTATTCATAAAATTTTCGTAAACGGGAGAAGATTCATCCATTACTTTGTTGTTGTTTTAATTTTTCTTCTTCAATAT